AACTATACCATTTCCACCAGCGATCGTATGATTAACGGCGCCCGTATCAGCTCCTGTGTTTCCAGAATCACCTGTAAGCTTGGCGCTAGTAACACCGCTAGAGACAGCGCCTACAATGTCTGCTACACTGGTTTTCTTAATGTTATTGCTGTCATCAATATCAGCTACGAGCAGCAAGTCACCAGAGGCAACGCTACTGCCAAGATCTGTGGCGCCGTTAATGTCAACAGCAATGGTTACATCAGAATCAGTACCAACAAGAACATTGTCTGCTCCCCCAGTTAATCCAGCGCCAGCGACTAAATCTTTCTGTGCGTCTGCTTCTGTTAATATTTTTTTCCAAGTAGGCATCTATATTTTTTTTGTGAAGATAATATTTTATCAAGAAACCCCGAAGTAGAGGTTATCTGCGTCGTCTGCGTACATTCCTCCTTCAAACGGAGTCGGAGGCGTTGAGAATCTTTTGAACTTAACAGTACCGTCTAAGTTTATGCTTCCAGTTCCGTTAGGGGTAAGTTGTATATCGCCGTTAGTTGTACTTGTAAACAACGATCTAGCCTGGACGTCAAGGTTTCCACCTAGCTGCGGCGTTGAGTCTAAAGATATATCAGTAACCCCATCAGCCCCTGCGGGGCCCTGTATACCCTGCGGTCCTGCTGGACCAGTAGCACCAGTAGCCCCAGTATCACCCTTAATGCCTTTTTCTGTTACCGTGAGTAAACTAGAAGCTGTAGATAGCACGGTAACGCCAGACGGCCTCGGCGAGGTAACCTCAAGAGAGACTGATTGTGGTGTTGATATCGTTACTGACTCGGGCATATTATCCTGATATATCTTCTCTCACTGTAAATGATCCACGCAAAATAGTTGTGATAGTATCGCCAACTTTTTGTTGAATATCGTACGTAAACACACCAACAGGAAATTGCTTCATTGTGTCAGCAGATGCAGACACCTTCACAGTTCCGCTATCTGTGATATCTGTGAACTCAAACCCATTGGTTAGTTGAGTTTTTTGCGCCGTGTTTAAAGACTTAGAGTCTGACGTAGAGGCAGAGCCCACGCTAGAGGCAATAGTTTCTCTTTGTTTTACGCCATTTACTCGCTTGCTTGAAGTCGATTTGACATCAATAATAAACTCATAACCCAAAGTCGCGAGCTGAATGGCGGTTCCGCTTGAATCCTTTAGAGTAAGTGTTAGCGAAAATGTATCACCTCTTCTGCAGGTGATATCCAAAGGTTCCGATACATCTAAGTTTACTTTATTGGCCATCTTGCATATTCATTAACACGTTTCTCATGGGGTTACCCTCTTGATCCTTTAGCTCCGTTCTTTGACCTTTTCTTTGAGAGATCAGTTTAGATTGTTCAACAGCCTGTTTCTTAACTCTGTCGTCTTTTCGATCTTCTTTTAAAACTTCTATTTTCTCTCTAAACTCTTCGTCAGTCTCTTTGAATCCTAACGTAGCCTTAGCTCTGATAAGCTCTATCTCTTTGTTGAACTCGTGTCGCATGGCAACCATCTGGGCTTCTAACTGCGCTTTAAGCTGCATCTTTTGCGCCTCTATCTGTGCCTCTGCCTGCAGCTTCTGCCCCTCCATCTGCATCTGCATAGCTTGAGATTGCTGCGCCATTTGGGCTTGCATCTGCTGTTGCTGCATCGCCATAGCTTGAGCCTTCTCTATCTTTTTCTTTCTGCGAACCACAAGCAATCGCTCCGCCTGGTTTACATCTTTTAGCTCCCTGATAGCCATGGCGTCTTCAAGATCTATTTCTTTCTGGCCTAGAGATATCTGTATAGCTTGCTCTAAGTATGCTTGATCTTTATCGTCCATATCCTTTTGGACTTGAACGCCAAAGTTGTACATGGGCAAACGAGAGAAACTTGAAAGAATACTCATGTTTGTTTGACCAATAGCATTCTTGTAAACTTCCATGATCACCGATTCTTCTGGCAAGATCTGCAAACATTTTACGATATCATTGCAGACATTCTTATAAAGAATCATAGAGGCATTTGTGATGTCGTAAGTAGCATTGTTAGACGCCGCGATCGCTTGTTCACGAACCCCCACCAAGGCCTCAGACTTTGGTGTACTTGCATCGACAACTTCGTTGATACCTGTCGTATCACGAATCATTCTCAGGTAGTGGTTGTACAGCCCAACAAGTTCATTAATGTTTCTAATACTGTTCCCTATCTCTCGAATAGGCGGATTCTGGAATCCACCCTCTGGGTTCTTGCTCCTATAGTAGAAGACACCAGTTTGTTCGTAAATATCATGTAGGTCCAGTGGCTGTAACTCACCACCCTTTCCAAGCTGAACATTCTCCAGTCCCTCAATATCAATGATCAAGCCATCAGGCTTTGCTTTAGCAATAGCTTGTTGAATCTTGAGATGAGTAAGCTGCAACATATCTGCAAATCCGATACAACTAGATACCATTGACTTAGGCATCATATCAGTAAGATTTGTTGCGACTACAGAATAAGAGGTTCGTGCTTTACTAATGTCGTAAATATTCTTTGGGACATTCTGCATCCTACCGTAGTTAAACAAGTAGTCAGTCCCCAAAACATAGTAGCCCTTGTATACATTCACAATCTCCATCTTATGGGGCTTGCGCTCAAAGACACTCCCTGCCTTTTCCTTGTATTCGAAGCCCTGGTAGAAGAAGTTGCGATTGCCAAATCTGTTTTCTTTCTCTTCAAAGAACATGCAGTCTGTTGACAGGAACTCAAACTCTAAGACATCTACAGAGTATTCATCATACTCGTACACGTTTCGCCCAAGATCGCCGTCGTACCTGTAGTTGCCTCCAGTTTTACCAGTGACTTTTTTCGCGATCTTCTTAAAGTCTTCTTCCTCTAACTCGCCACTAGCTATTCTTTTAAGCTCTTGGATTGGCATAGTTTTTACGTGGCCTGCATACGTAATATCCTCAAAGCTAGGATCGTGGGTTTCGCTATGTATGAAGTTTTTGGGGTCAACGTAATGCGTCTTGATTCCATAGTTTGGATCGTTAGATCTTTTGACTACGGCCATACCATTAGTCGCTAAATCGTTAACGCATCTTCTGAAAATGTTGTCATCAAAATTATTCCAGGAAAGCGTCATGTCTGTCGCTACCTGTGCAGCGATCTCTGCATCGCTTTTTACATTCTCCCCGATAAATATCTCTGCTTCTGCCTCACTGTCTGGAATCATCTCAGGGTCCATTCCGATAGTCGCCCCTGTTTTTTCTTGGAAGTCCATGAGTTGCTTTTTGAGAGCAACCATGATTTCGATCCTTTTCTTATCTCTATTTTTTTCAGATGAAGAAAGTGGGTCAACGGCTTCAAGATTGGGATAGAGGTTTCTCCCCAGGATCTTATTAACAACGATTCGAACAAACTTCGGCAGTATGGGAACTGGAGTAAAATCTAGATTCATCAAACTACCATCGCCAGAGTTTGGATCTAAATTATTTAAAAGTCTTTTGTAGATACTCGTATCCTGTACACCCGTAGCATATTCTTGATTTCTTTCAAATAATCGATATCTTTTTGAAAACAAAGAATTGCTGTCTCGCCTCTTGCCCCATTGAGACTCAATAGCTTTGGCGTATCTTAACCCATAGTGTCTACTCTCTTTTTGTTCCTGCGAAGCGAGTGGATCAGGAAAATTTTTTTTGCCGCTATATTGTTTCATTTACAAAAGAGTATATGTCACAAATATAGGAAATTAGCCCAGGACTTTATATCGTCTAAAAAATTGACGTTCGTCAAAGTTTTTTACCTTTTTCTTTTTCACCTTTTGTGCAGCGAGTAAGGCAAGTCCAGAACTAATTGTCAAGTCAAACTTTGTTCTGTTGTCTATCTTATAAGAAATCCAGTCTTCTAGGGTTTCATTGAAATACATCTTGCCCATCTCCCCTGTCTCATGGTTTATACCAACGTGATCATGAATATATGATTCTATTGCGTGAGCATGAGACTGAATAATATCTTGAGAGTTAGACGGGATACCTTTTGTTTTAACCTTAACCTTCGCGCTGCTACTCTTCAAGTGCTGTGGTCGATCCATTAAGTAACCGTCGTAACCCCTTGATTCAAAGTATCTTGCGATGCCGTACTTATTGTTCTCAATTAATATCGGATATCCATAAAATACAGCAGCCATCAATACGTCCTCATAAAATATTTTGGCTAGCGGAGGCCGTGAAGCATACTCTAGAACAAACATATTAGACGGATGCTCCATATGAAATTTATTGTATAGGTGTAGCGCACCCTTAGATCCTCTCCCATCTACCGTAGCATCCAGATCATAAGAGTCAACTCCACCACAGCCTATCTCTGTATTGGGTGCTACACGTTTGCCACGCACCATTGCCTTCTTGTTTCTAAAATCTGGTGGTGGCATCCACGAAACCTTAAACTTACCTATAGGGTCTGGGCTAAAAACTACTTCGGTATCCTTCACCCCGCCTTTCCAAACAAAGTTTCCTACAACTACAGGGTTTGGAAATAGGTCATCGTTGTGCTCTATCTGCTCGTATATCTTTCCGATGTTAAATACGCTACCATCGATACTGTCTCTAAACGCTTCGTCAGAGGTAAATGGAAACTGACGGATAACCTCGTTCATTTCCGAGGCGTTGTCCTTTAATGATGACCTTTCGTTTTTGAGATACGTCTTAGCTCCGATACGAATGCTATCACCGTCAAGACTGTCAACAGGCGAATCAGGATCTTCAACGACTGGATATCCGTAAACATCAAAAAACCCTTCAAGAGATTCATAGGCTGGGATGAATAATCTATATAGTCCACTACGTGTTCTTCCGTTTTTGTTTCTCTCTAGTGGGCTAGAATCCTCCCAAAGGCTTTTGTATTCTTTACCGCCCTTGGGCATGGGGTTGACCGTGCTGCCGACAAGAGCCTTGCCAACAATCTTCCTACCTACGATAAGGCACGTACGTTGAATCCTCCAGGCATCACGTATGTCAGTGGGTTTCTCCCATTTGCCCGCCTCATCCAGATACAAGATATGCAACTTCTCACCGTCATAGGCATTGTTGGTAGTGTTTTTCCAATTGATTACCGTGTTCAACGCCTCTCCCTTTTGAGCGGTCTTGTTGTTTTTCGTGATACGCTTGGACGGCTCGCGAAATGCTAGCTCCATGCGTGGGTTTGTAGTACCGTCTTGGATAGGCTTGAAGAAAAAAGGGTAGTGCCTAAACATCTGCACCACCTTCTTCATGAATATATTTTCTTGAGCGTCTTTACCAGTCTTTGACTGTATGCCCATCAGCTTGTCTTTTACTTGAGTAGCTTCGTCTAGCAGCACGGCCGAACAAATATTAGTGTAGCCACTACGACGACACTTTGTATACAACTGTCCTAGACATCTGTTGTCTGTCTCGCAGGCAGCCATATGTATAAATATGTCTCTTTGAAAACTTAAGTAGGAGGGATAACCAATATCAATCTTGGTCCACTGCAGCATCATGTAGTGACGCCCTGTAATATATGTAGGCTCACCATTGTTGTAAAACCAAAAGCCCTCACGCCTACGGCGAAACTCCTCTTCGATATATGCAGAAAACTTCTGTCTAAACTCCCTCGGCATTTCGCTCCACTCATCCATAGAGCCAATCCGAGACAGCTCTTTGGGCATAGGAACTCTCTCCCACATCTGCAAATCTGCTGATCTTCCATATCCAGCAATCTCCTTCTCGGGCGGTGCAGTGGGAAGAACAATGAGTAGCCCGCCGAGTTCGATAACATCACCTTGCGTACCGTTGGGGCAAATGCAAACCGCCTCATCTTTGTAATTATCGACCTTGACCAGCATATGCTTTTACATAGTTCTTCGAAGCCTTATGCTTAGAATGCTTCGTTTTTGAATGAACTCCCTTTCTCCGAACCTTGTGCTTTTCAATCTTTACGGCTAGCTTTTTCATTTTAATTTATTCTTTCTTTCTGATGTTTTTATTCTGTGACAATTAGCGCACCTAATCTCACACTTTCTCATTTCTTCTTTTATGGTCTTTATGCTGTAATAGTTTACCACCATATCAGCTATTGCCTTTTTCTTCTCTCCCCTTACATGATCAAACTCAAGAACTATGGGATTTGACTCTCCACAGTCAACACAGTTGTATCTTCTTTTTACCCTGTATACAAACTCCTTGTTCTTCTTTTTCTGCCTTTTGTTTCTAGCCGAACTTCTAGAGATAATTTTATTCTTGTTCTCCTTGTAGTGCTTGGCTGCCGCAGCCGCTTGATCCTCCCTCCTCTTATATGGCATGCTGTGCTCTCTATTGGATTTGAACCAATGACCTACGAATTATGAGTTCGCTGCTCTACCACTGAGCTAAGAGAGCTTAAAGTTTACCTTTAAGTGTTCTATCGTAACTGACTGATTATTAAAGTCATAATCGTCCCAATAAATCAGCCCGCTAGGGTTACTTTGAGAATCTTTCAGCGAATCCTCCGCTGTAGTCTCTGGCTTCTTCGATAGATCCATTTTCGTTTAGGTCCTTTATCATTTGTTCTAATCGCTGTCTTTCAACAATTAGTTCTTTACAATCCGTGGCTGTCTGCTTTATTGATTGCAGTTCAGCTTTACGTGCACTTCCGTTGATCTCTGGATCAACAGGTTTTTTGATCTCATCAATCATATTGTTGATGGCGACCTCCATACTAGACATAAGCCGCTGCGCAGCGCTCACTGTAGTAAACTTAGGCATCTTCCTGGATATCGTAAACGAATATAGGAGTTTTCTCACCGACGTAAGACCCAGCAATGTTGTATTCAAAGTGCTCAAGAGCATCTGAGAAAGACATCTCGTCCTCTTCCATAAGAATATTGATGATCTTTATGACACTGTATACAGTTATCATGTTTGAGCCAAAAGTGATTCCTATGATGGCTTCATCAAACCCATTGGCAATCAAGGCCTCCTCATCTTCGAGGAGCGCAAAAGTTTCTTCTTTGCTAAACATATCAGAGCTCTTTGTACATTAAGTCTTCGACACGAGTACGGTAGTACTCCTTGCCGTCTATCTTGATGCGGTAGTCCATGTTCTTCTTGAAGCCAACCACATCCCCTACCTTAAGACCTACTTCTTCAATCCCAGAAGACGTAAATGCGACTCTACCTCTTGTTGTTGGTTTCTTGCTAAGTTTGACAACTTCGATAATCTCCGATTCTTGAACTTCCTCTTCTTCGACGGGTTCAAGAAGGCTCCAACTGCCAAGAGGGTGGATAGTACCAGTACTGCTACTTTTAAAAGCAATAGCTTGATTATTGACAGCGTGATCTTGATCGTACCTGACAAGGTAGTGATTATCATTACCAGTAAGTGGTTGACCTTCGTTGATAACCACGAGATGATGGAAGTAGAGCGTGTCGCCAGGTTCGACGCCAGTTTCGTACTTGAACGGGACAGCCACGACAGGGCCCTCTGTAACTCTGTTTTCAAATTCATTAAATCTACTAGCTATGTAAAGTTCTAATCCGCTTTCTGTTGTGATCGTGTCTTTTACTGTTTTTTCAAGATCTACGACAAACAAGTCAAATGTTTTCATTTAAATTAATTAATAGCCGCCACCGCCGCCGCCAACTGATCCCCCGCCAGTTACAGTAGGGGGAAGAGGTGAAGTAGAGAAAGTAGCGTTGATTACGTTTTCATTTATAAGACTTTGCTGAATAGATTCAACAAATAGTTCTACAGTTCTATTTACTGGTGTTAGTCTGTCGTGGGGTTCTACTTTGTGAAATGAACCAACCATCGCACCACGACTAAAATGAATATGGTATCCGCCTATATAGTCCGACCCGTCGGGCAGAGTAAACTCACCTCCAGTCGTGTATAGTTCTGTTCTTACCATATCAAAAGTTACAATCAAACTCTAACATACAGGGCATATCGTCAATGCTTTTCCATAGAGTTTGAGAATCGCTGTCTTGTAAATATATCAAATACCTGGTCTTCCCGTAATTGTATAGGTGTCTTTCGTCACAAACAATTGCACTCACTTCTCCTCTACCTGCTCGCATACCTATATAGTAAGCCATGGCATCTTTCGGGTCTTTCCCGATTACAATTTTTCTAATTACCCCATCCATTTTATTGTAGTTCTACTCCTGTCCCTCCTAACAGGTTGTTCAAATCATCGTCATTTAAATTATCTTTCTGATCACTCTGATATGCGCTATCTAAAAAATCCAAGACTTCTTGCAGTTCGCTAAAGTCTTGTACACTCATACTGTACATAGCATGAAGCTTTTGCTCATAATCAGAATTTTCTACAATTAAGCCCGCAAAAAGTACACTCACAAATTTATCTCGCACACCATATTCTAAAGCCAATGTTTCTGCTTCAAACATTAGCCGCTGCATGTGTAACATAAATTCAAGTTCTTTTGTCATAGGTTTGTATTGAAACAAATTTAGTTCACATGCCTAGAAGTAAGGTGCCAAGGAAAATCTTATTTAGAGATTTTGCTAAACAAGACAAGGCACATATCAATAAAAACTATTTAAAAAGACTCAAAGCCACACGCCTTAAATATTCTAAGGCAATCGACATGGACTTTTCAAAGATTGAGTTTTTGCTATGGGGATATGACTTACAGTTCTTTACTATGAGGTACGCTAGTAAAGACTTTGAAGTAAGTGAGTCAAACATAGGCAAGCGCTATATCTTCCCGCTAACAAATGCAGGGTATCTATATAAGCACTTTAATCGACTTACCCCTTCAGATACGTACGAAGATCACATCTTCCGAGAGGAGACGAAATACAACTATAGGGTAAGGTACGCCCTAACGCAGAAAGCAAGGCTTTTTGTACAAAGGTTTTACAACGACTTGGAGCAACACCAGAAGTCTGTGTAGTTGATTGTAACCTTTTCTCCCTGCTCAAGAGCTTCTGCAATTGGTGGGTAAATCCTTTTATATGCTTGGGTAGATTTACCAATAAAACCATTGGTTTTGATGTTGTTGTTTTCTTGGGTGTCACCCACCAATAAACAACCAGCAGTATCCTCGTCAGTATTGCCGCAGTGAATCAGGATGTACTTGAAGTTAGGGACATCGCAAACTTCTAACATGCCTTTGTGTATATCTGGGAATCTCTTTGAATACTTCCCGTGATAGCCACCAACCTTTCTAAATCTTATTTCGTAGGTCCCATTAGGTATGCAGGTTTCTGCGAATACCTTTTCTTCGCGCTCTTCATCTTCCAGAGTGTAGCACAAAAACTTCCTGCCGTCGGTAACGTCAAACAAAATACCGTTTGTGGAGTCTGCACCACTATTAAATCTAATTACTTCAAGTTCCATTTTTATTCTTTTATAATTCTTTTCATTGCAACGACTTCGCCATTCACAATCCAATCGATTAAGTACATGCCTTTTTGCAGAGGTGATGTGTCTATGACTGAAGATCTCGTGTTTTCAATAACTATACGCTGATTCATATCTCTCACTCTACATACGGACTGCGGCAGCGTCGAGACATAAACGATGTCATTAAAAGGATTGGGGTATACGTTTAACTCGTCTACGTCGTAAACTTCACAAACAAAGTTCGGGGTGTACTCACACGTCCCGTCATCGTCCGTTGCTTCTGGGTTGTAGTTATCTGCCTCTGGGTCAGTACAGCCAGGCACCTCGAGCTGATCGCATATACCGTCTTCGTCGGTGTCATATTCGCACTCCCCGTCACAGTCGTAGTACAACTCTGGGTATTCGCAACTCCCGTCATCCAGGGCTGCCCCCACTACGTAGTTACATGCTGTTTCGTCGGTGCATCCAGAAACACACCAAGAGCTAGAGAGAGTAGGTAGCACCTCTACATATGTATTGTTGTAGGTCCACTCGTCTATACCGAAATTCAACCAAGAAAAAGGTGATGGTCCATTTACATCCAATAGATGCAGGCTAAGTACCCCATCTACATAAATCTTAGGCCATTGCTGTACCGCGCTGTCTCCAGATGCAAGCGGGAGGTAGCTCTGACCAGTAAAGCAAACCGTATCATTAGTTTGACCCAATACCTGAAACTTGATGCACAGCTCCGTGATGTCATCTGTCCCAAGGTTGGACATATAGATGCTTGGCTCTAAGTATGGGCCGTATTCATCACAACCTGTATTATAAAGCACAGTGTCAATTGCAAGATCCACATTGAGCATCTCTTCGCAAATGTGTGCATCTGGCACAATTATCGTTGAATCATTATTGGATGTGTTGACCTCTCCTACAGCATTGACAACCTCGATTGTATATGGCTCACCGAAGCCGTCGTAGTTTAACCATCCCAAGGAATAGTACCTGGCTTCATTGGGGTCTAGTGACCAGTCGAATATTGTTGTGTCGGGGCACACTTCAATCCCGTTCTTCTCATAGCAATAGTACTCGCACGTTTCGTCACCTATGTTCGTGATCGTGAAGTATACAGAAAAGTAAGGGTTAGGGCCGAGACAGAGGCTATCAGTGTACAGGTCCTGAACGATTAGGTCTGGCTGACCATTCGCAAACGAGCTAAACAGGACGAGTATAATGGTTAATATTAGTCGCATGAGTTACGTAGCCGCTGCGTATACCTCTAAAGCAACAGTGCCGCTTGAAGCCACGGCAGATATCTTAGTTATCTGAGCAAGCGATACCGATTCTTCACTCCCTGTAGCGTCAGCGTCGAGTTGATCTTCTGTAAGTATGTACGATCCACCTGCGTTTAGCTTTACGAAGTATTCTTGCGCTGTATCACGAATACGAAGGGTAATTGTAGCGCTGAGGCTGTCGAGATTTGTAAGCCTTAAATACTGTAGCTCGCCATTTTTTAGTGTGCCAGCCGCATTTGCAGAGTCAAAAAGCAAAACACTAGATTCTGCGGTTGTAATGTCATACGTGCGGTGGTGCAACTGCGTTACAGTGTATGTGCTGGTGTGGGTATTGCTCCTATCGTTACCGTTTAGGATGAATTCCTCTTGTATTGTTACAGAAAGTGCCATAAGATCTTTTGAAAACAAATATAGGACATAAAAATACCCCCGCATTGCTGCGAGGGTACCCCCAAATCACGAACACAGTTGACCCGTATTCACCAAGAAAGCGTTATAGTCGAATCAATAACAATAAATACAAAAAAACCAAGAAGAATCGTTGTGTTTTCTTGAATAAACCGTTTACTCTGTCAAAGTTAACCAAGAAAAAACAAAAAAACAACCCTGATTTATCGGTTTACATAAGGAAGCGTAACCCTCTGTAGATCATAAGGATTACATTTCGGCAGATCTCTGGGAAAGAATCGCGCAGCCTCAGAAAAAACGGCGGAAAACTGCGAAAAAAGCAGCCGAACCAAAAAAAACGTGAGAAATGCACACCTGGGGGATTATATGTATATGTAGCCGCTAGCGCGTGTGCCCCCGAGCCCGCTTAAGATATCTGTCAACCGTGCGTGTACGAGTTTTGCTGCAAACTTTCAGCTTTTTTGTACAGCTACGACGACTGCTGTGTTTGTGCCGTACGCTGTGCACACGGTAGAAAGCCGCGTATACGTGGTCTTCCCTGTCAACCAAGGGGGTCGTTATAGGCGGCAGTCGGACAAAATCCTCCCCCTATATGAGTACTACTGGTAGTACTCAACCCTGACCATCCACCGACCCTATTAGAAGTTGTATTAATAAAAGAAGATGATTCACTTGTGAATCTTCTTTTATTAATTACAACATCTTAAACCCCAAAACAATGGCCAAGTCCAACACCACCACTCTGCTCGCCGCAACAAAGTCTGCTGTCAACAAGGCAAAGTACTACACTACCAAAGAGAAGAAAGCTTTGGCTCTCAAGCTCTTGGCTCAGTTGACCGCTGAAGTCGAGGCTCTCGAGGTAGTCAAGCCTCAATCAAAGAACAAGACCACTACCGTAAAGGGTCTGTCTAAGATGACTAAGGCTCAGTTGCTCGAGGTCATCAAGCAACAGCAAGGTTCATAAGACCTTGTTTTTCATCAGTTGCTCTGATGAGTCTTGAGTAGACGAAAGGTCACAACGGTGGCCTCAGCAACAATTTCAATTCAGTCCACATGAGTACACTTGCCCGCAAGGCTCGTATGCGAGCCAATTCTTCAGAGCGTCTGTGCATCCGCCAGTACCGCCAGCACGTATCCACCACATACATCAAGTCAGCGATGGCGGAAAAATCACAGCCATCCAAGCCGAGGTTGGCGAATTCTTTGGTCATCCACGAGGGTGAGACACCAGAGCAAGCATACCTACGTACTCGAGAGGAGCTACGCCAGGCCAACCAATAACCCAATCCCTTTAGAGAGCTTTAGTAATATATATCTCACTGTAAGTGAGAGATATATATTACTTAAGCACTCTTAATCAAACTGAAGTTCCACCCCAAATCCAATCTCAATGGGAAAATATGAAAACGGCTACCTGCCAAAGATTGCCTACCACATGTTCAAGGGCAATCAAGACCGAGTTGATTACTTCGTTCATCGACAACTGACCACGTACGGGCCAATCGAAGACCGCCAGCGCTGGTGGGTGATCGAGGAAGTCCACCGACTCAGCGAACGTCAGGCACACTGACGAGGCTTGAGTAGCCGAAACGCTGGGAAGCGTCTGTGTCAATCAAAATTCAATTCAATGTCAAATCACAACCGTGTGCAATCGAGTGCGGAGATTCAGTTCAACAATCACTGTGCTGAATACAAAGAGTTATTAGCCTTCACGAGGAAGTCCATCGCCGAGTACGAACAGGTGATAGCGGACGCCAATGCGAACGTAGAGCGCCTCACGAAGCAGTATGATGCTTTGCGGAGCATTCAGGAAACTATAGTAGAATTCAAATCACAAGTAAAATGAACGAGTACACGAAAATTATCAACCAGTTTGGTAAAGACCTTGACAAGGGCATGGACGTAGCAAGTGCGTCCGCCCTCGCGATTGATAAGATGCTGATTCAAGGCTACATCCTCAAGCGCGGCGACCAAGGCCCATTAAAAGAAATCCAATGAAAAAACCACACCCATACACCCTCCCTATCGTGTTGAGTATTGTCTACTTAACAGCGATTGTAATCCTTCTATCCTCATGCACGGCCACGTCAAGTATGCAAGACACGTCGTACTTGCAGCACCGTGCGAAGCCTTCACCTTGTCCAGCGTACCAGTAAATTAATCCTATGCCAAATCATTCCATTCCCCGTCTACGTGCCATTCACATTGAATTCTTCAGCCCCACGAATACGAAGGGCGCACGAGTCCGAATCAAAGACGAACGAAACAACGTCACCAAGTGGCTGCCGTATGACTACGCTGTCGGAGATATCGTAGACCAATCGTATGCATACTTGCAAGAGCAAGGAGTTATCAAGGATGGCTCAGATATGTGGGATGACAAAGATGTCTACCCCACGCTCGTACTACACGACAAGCGCCGAGGATACACCTTGGGCGTACCAAACTTCGAAACCCCAATCAAATGAAGACACAAGAACAAATTGACCAATTGTACGAACGACGCAAAACAGCGGGCGGGTTCGAGTGTGCGTTGATCGATGCGTATATGCAAGCCGATGGTGGCAACTCAAAGATTCTCGAAGAGGCTTTCAAGGGAACGAGGTTCGACCTCACCCCAAAGCCCAAGTTCAACCACGGCGTAGAGGTACTACGCAATGCAGCATACTGGTCAGGCACTCGAGATGAGTACCTGAACGATGACAAAACAGCATATCAAATCATAGACGAGTACTTGCAAGAGTGCGAGGCTCTCGACAAAATCGTCAACAAATGAACAGGAATACAGTATGGGACTATATGTACGAGAAGTACGGCGAGCAACTGGAGATGACTCGCGAACAGG